CTGCTGGCGCTACAGGTGCTGATGGTGCTCAAGGCATTCAAGGTGTTACTGGTGCTGATGGTGCTCAAGGCATTCAAGGTGTTACTGGTGCTGCTGGTGCTCAAGGCGTTCAAGGTGTTACTGGTGCTGCTGGTGCTCAAGGCGTTCAAGGTGTTACTGGTGCTGCTGGTGCTGATGGTGCTACGGGTGCTCAAGGCATTCAAGGTACTACTGGTGCTGCTGGTGCTACGGGTGCTCAAGGTGCTGCTGGCGCTACAGGTGCTGATGGTGCTCAAGGCATTCAAGGTGTTACTGGTGCTGCCGGTGCTGATGGTACTGACGGTGCTACAGGTGCTCAAGGCATTCAAGGCATTACAGGTGCTGACGGTGCTGACGGTGCTACGGGGGCTCAAGGCATTCAAGGTGTTACTGGTGCTACGGGTGCTGCTGGTGCTGATGGTGCTACGGGTGCTCAGGGCATTCAAGGGCTCACTGGCGCTGATGGTGCTACGGGTGCTCAAGGTGCTGCTGGCGCTACAGGTGCTGATGGTGCTCAAGGCATTCAAGGTGTTACTGGTGCTGCCGGTGCTGATGGTGCTACGGGTGCTGCTGGTGCCGATGGTGCCGACGGAGCTACTGGGGCTATAGGTCCTAGTGGTTCTACAGGTCCTCAAGGCATTACAGGTGCTGCAGGAGAATCTTCAGTAACTGGACCTCAAGGGCCTGCTGGCGCTACAGGTGCTACGGGTGCTCAAGGTATTACAGGCCCTGCTGGTACAGGAACAACTGGTCCTGCTGGATCTACAGGCGCTACTGGAGGAGGAAGTTCGGGACTTAGTTTTACAGCAAGCGGCTCTATCTCTGCGGGGAACCTAGTAACATTAAAATCGGGAGATACTGTAGGAACCGTTACTGTAACAAGCCCTCTCAGTGTTCTGCAAACACCCACGGCTATAAGCAGCAGCGATAATAACTATGATTCCCGAGTTGTTTATCATCCTCACACGGATAAATTTATACAATTTAACGCCTCAGGTCACTCTGATTATGTCATAGAGTATAGAGTTGGCACCAGAAATGGAAACGGAATGACGTGGGGAAGCCAGAGCCAGATCACTGGTGTTAATACTGATAATAGTAATGAGTACAGAGTAGCTCTATTACCAGTTTCTGGAAATTTAGCTTTTTTAACAGGCAAAAACGCCGGCGGCACAGGAGAAGGTCTATTTATTAGAGTAGGAACTTTCAACGGAACTTCTATATCTGTAGGAACTGCTGTACAAGTAGAAAATGCAAGTTCAGGATACACGAGTGCTGATTTTGAATTATCTTCTGACGAAAATGACAAGCTCCTGTTCTCCTATGAAAGAAATAATAGTAGAAAGTATGTGTGTGCTACTGTCTCCGGAACCACAGTTACAGTAGGAACCACTCTTGATACAGCTGTGAATACGTCTGATGAAGCACTTACCAATATATCAGCGGATAAATGGGTTGCATCTTATGTAGATAGTTCTGACAATAGCGCTGTTTGTTTTGTTTTAAGTACTTCAGGCACTACAATTACTCAAGGAACTACTGTACAGTACGATACAGGCACTTTTCTCAATGCAGAGCTTGAGCGAATTGACTCTTCTAGCTTCCTAATAAGCAATGCGCGAGCGGCAACGGAAGATCGAGAAACTGTGGCTAGAGTAGGTGTAATTTCTAGCTCTAATACTATTACTTTGGGCTCGGGAGTAGCTTTAGATAATTATTATACTACTAATGAAGGGCTAGAACTTATACAACTACCTAGTGGTATATTTATTTTAATAGGACTTATGTATAGTGTTAGCTCATCTCGTGGGATAAGATATGTACCCATAAGTGTAGACGGAACAACTCCGATTTGGGGCTCTGTAACTGATATAGAAACCACTGACGTTGATAGAGATCATAATCCATGGACTAATGTAGACATCAGACCTTCTGATAATTTTGTAGTTCTAGCCTATCACACCGATCGATCTGGTTCTCCTACTTATTATGCGACCTTAGACGCGACTACGATCTCAGATGCGGCTAATTGGATTGGATTTGCTGACGAAACGGTTACTAATGGAGCCACCGTTAGTATAACCTCTTTGGGCGGAGTAAATTCTTCTCAATCTGCTTTGATTGTAGATACGGATTATTATGTTAAGGGAGATGGATATCTATCTACCTTAGATAAAGGGTATGGATTAATAGGCCGCGCTGTAGATACAGACTCTATTTTAGTTACAGAGGGCTCTGCAACTAATCAGATTGGAGCTACAGGTCCTACAGGTCCTACCGGCTCTGCAGGGTCTACGGGCGCTCAAGGTGTTACAGGTGCTGATGGTGCTGCTGGTGCTGATGGTGCTGATGGTGCTGCTGGTGCTACGGGCGCTCAAGGTGTTACAGGTGCCGATGGTGCTGCTGGTGCTACGGGCGCTCAAGGCATTCAAGGTGTTACTGGTGCTGCTGGTGCTACGGGCGCTCAAGGTGTTACAGGTGCTGCTGGTGCTCAAGGCATTCAAGGTATTACAGGTGCTCAAGGCATTCAAGGTGTTACAGGTACTGCTGGTGCTGCAGGTGCCGATGGTACCGATGGTACTACAGGTCCTCAAGGACCTGCTGGAGCTACAGGTATTCAAGGTGCTGCTGGCGCTACAGGTACTCAAGGTGCTGCTGGCGCTACAGGTATTCAAGGCATTCAAGGCATTACAGGCTCTGCGGGTGCTGATGGAGCCGTCGGCGCTACAGGCCCATCAGGTGCTACGGGCGCTCAAGGTGTTACGGGTGCTGGCGGTACAGGAACAACTGGTCCTGCTGGGTCTACAGGCCCTGCTGGATCTACAGGCCCTGCTGGATCTACAGGGGCCTCTGGGGTTACATCAATAGATGGGGGATCAGCTAGCTCCACTTATATAGCGGCACAGATAGTAGATGGGGGAACTGCATAATGGCTACTATTCAATTTAGGAGAGATACCTCAGGTAACTGGACTAGTAATGATCCTACTCTACTGATCGGGGAGTTAGGAATAGAAACAGATACCTATAAAATAAAGATGGGAGACGGATCTACTTCGTGGACAAGTCTTGGGTACCTAAATATAAATGCAGGTCCTTATGCTATAGTACCTGTCCAAGGAACTACTAGGGGTTTTTCTGGCGGTGGGTATACTGGGGCTTCTGGACAGAATGCTATAGAGTCATTTAGCTTTACCACCGATGGTAATGCTTCCGATTGGGGCGATCTAACTGCCGTAGTACCTACCCAGGGTTGCCCTGGAATATCTGATGTAGCAAACTCGAATGTATATGTAAATCTTGGAAGCTGGCCTGCAACAGTTCCAGGCGGCACAACTGTAAATAAATTCAGCTCTGCATCCTCTTCAAATGCAACTAGTGGGGACGTAGTTGCCACTAGAAAACATGTTGGTGGTGGCGGTGCGATGAGCACAGAAAAAGGCTATTTTATGGGAGGAAGCGATCCTGCTGTAGGAGGGTACGATGGAAAAATTAGCGCCTTCCCCTTTGCTTCAGAAGGAACTATGACCAATGTTGGAGATATGGTAGATCAAGCCCCTTTCAGTGCATATGGTTTTGGAGTAGCTATGAACCCCACTACCGTATATATGGCCGGAGGTGGTGATAATCCTACTGGTACTCCAGATATGATACAAAAATTTACATTTGCTTCAGAAGGAACAGCTACCGATAGTGGGGGAAACTTGATTGATACTACCAACGGAAGAGAGATAAAAGGGAATTATGGCCCTACTCACGGATTTGTTGTTGGGGGCCGTCCGGGTTTCGTGAATGTTATACAAAGCTTTCCATTTGCTTCGGAAGGAGACGGCGCTACTGATGTAGCAGATTTGACCACTAATCTAGCAAACTCTATGGAATCTTCTTCTACTACTCACGGTTATCAAGCAGGAGGTAGAACTCCTACCACTGTAAATACTATTCAAAAATTTGCTACTACAGGATCAGGAGCGAATGCTACCGATGTAGGGGACTTAGCCACTACTGCCTATGATGGAGTTAGTGGACAAGTATAGCACTTAATAATTTAATAAAGAGAAATAAAAATGACCGATAAAAATGAAATTGCTATTTATGAGCAGATAAGAAAAGATGTATCCACGGTAGATGGCACAGAGTACACTGTCCCTATGTCAGCGGTATTTGGCAGGGGCACGATAGCAAAAACACAAAGTTTTGGCAGTAAAAGTTTAGCTGAAAATACTCAGCTAGTCGATAAAGCTATAGAAAATTCCAGAGAACTACAAAACATCTGGAATCATAGCCATTCTCAGTGGGACTGGAAACATTTAAATCTGCACTATCATAGTCCTTATAAAAATATGCGACAGATAGGGGCAGAAATAAATAGTAAAAAGGCCGCTCTAAATGAAGCAAAATGGCGTCAGATAAAAAATGAAGTTAAAATTAGACAAATTGAGGAAAAGCTAGAAAAGGGTAACTTAGAGTATTGGAAAGAAGTTAAACTTAAAATCAAACTTACTCAGCAAAAAGAAGGAATGGCTGAAGGAATGCTTTATATTGAAGGTGCAATGAAAGATATTCTTGCACTAAATGACTTATATGAACAACTTAAGAATAAAGTATCAGATTTTTCAGAAAACGATTATGAACAAGAAGAATCAAAAAATCACTTAAAAAGAAGCATTGTTCAGTGTATTAGAGATGTAAGACAGTCTGGCTCTATTACGAAGGGAGAACAGGAGTATTTAGAACAAATTGGAGTAAATCCAGGTAAGATGCAACTTTTGATACGACAGTATTTGCAAAAAGAGATTGAAGATTCTTGGAGTACAAAAGGACTGCAAGATTTTGTTGCCGATATTGTTAACGATCTAATAGATATAGAAAAAGTTGATATACAGAGAATGGAGATGATGGGCTTTGACCCTGATCCCGTACCTACTTACTCTTACGATAAAAAAATAGCACTCTTAAACAACAAAGGCCCAGAAGATAGTGAATAAAGTATTAACAGAAGCAGGTAAAAAATTAGAAAAAGATAAGTATATATATACGAAAGGAGTTTTATCAGAAGATGTTTGTAAAAAATTAAGTGATCATTTATTTGAATTACACAGTCGAAACGAGCTTGTGCAAGATGATCAGTGTCCTTCTTCTTACTCAGTATATGGAGATGAAAAATTTGAAAAAGTACTTTATAATTTAGCATCAAGACTATCCGATACTATAGGTACAAAAGTATTGCCGACCTACTGTTACGCGAGACTATACCAAAAAGGAGAGATACTTCATAAACATAAAGATAGACCTTCTTGTGAAATAAGTCTAACAGTAACATTAGACCATGACTCTTCCTCTATTATATGGCCTATAGTGATGGGAGACTCTGGTAATCTTATCATAGAAAAAGGGGATGCAGTAGTTTATAAAGGGTGTGAGATTGAACATTATAGAGAGCAGTATAAAGGGAATTGGCAAACACAGGCTTTTTTCCATTTTGTAGATGCAGAAGGGCCTTTTAAAGACCTCCAGTTTGATGGAAGAGATTCTTTAGGCACTAAAAAGCAGGAGGTTATTGAACAAAAAAATAGGCCTCATGTATATTTTAATACTATGATTTCTCAGTGTGACTCCTATCACCCTACACTGGAAGTTAGTGATTTAAAGTTTACGAAGGAAGAATGTTTAAAAATTATAGACATTTCATCGAAAACGTATTCTGATAAAGCTAGGGTAGGTTCTTCAGTTCAGGACGCATACGTTCCTGAAGTAAGGGAGGTGAATAGGTACACCATACCTCCAACACCCGAATATTTTTGGATTTTTGAAAAAATTACTCAAGCAGTGTCTAGATTAAATTCTGAAAAATTTAAATTTGGTTTAACAGGAATAGTACACGGCCTTGAATTACTTCATTATTCATCTAGTAATAAAAGCCATTATAATTGGCACTTAGATACAGGGATTGGAGACTCTACTAATAGAAAATTATCGGTATCCGTTCAATTGAGTGAAGAAGCCTCTTATAAAGGAGGCGAGTTATTAGTAAATGATGGGAATATACGAGTGGGATCTTTTGAACAAGGATCGATAAATATATTTCCAAGTTACTTATTACATACTGTAACAGAAGTTACGGAAGGAGATAGATGGGCTATAGTAATTTGGATACACGGCTCAGATAGATTTAAATAGGAGATAAAAATGCCTGTAATTGAATATAAATTACATAAAGGACAGAATAACATACTAGAGACACCTAGCTTTGTGCAGGATGGAGGTTACTGGAAAAATCCTAACAATCATACACTGCTCGGATGGTGCACACCAGAGGCCGATAGAGAATACTGGGTTCCAGATACAGTTACAGAACTTACAAAAGCTGAAGTAGTTTCAAGAGCTTTATCTATACATTCTGCAACACCCTATAGAGCTGAGGTAGAAGTAAACGGTGCTATAGAGGCTGGAGAAGAAATGACTACCGAACAAGTAACTAATCAAATGGAAAATTGGTATGATAGTTTCGTAGCATCCAAAGCTAGTATCTAAGGAGTTTATTATGGCGGTTCAAGTAAGAAGAGATACGGCAGCTGTCTGGCAGCTATTAGATCCTACACTAGCTGAAGGTGAGTTTGGTGTGGAAACTGATACTAGTAAGATAAAAATAGGAGACGGCACTAACTCTTGGAAATCATTAACCTATTTATCAGATTCTGTAGCGCCATTAAGCCTAATAGTTCAAGGGTCTAATTATAACTATTCTGTTGCTGGTACTGCAAATACAGCTATTAATTCATCCCCAAGTCTGACTGATATTCAGAGATGGTCAGTAACATCTGATGGTAATGCTTCAGATATAGGCGATATAACAGCTGGAAGAGTAGCAGGAGCATCTGCTACATCGACTACTCATGGCTATGTAGCAGGAGGGCTCATTGCTCCCCCAAATGCTCGTAATAACACTATCTATAAGTTTGCTTTCACTTCTCCTTATACAGCTACTGATGTTGGGGATCTATTAAGCCCTGTCTCTAATAACTTTGGATCAAGCTCTCCTACCGATGGGTACTCCACTGGGGGAAGAACTCCACCCGGATCTACACGACTTACTACTCACAATAAGTATCCTTTCGCATCTGATACAAACTCTACTGATGACGGAGATCTAGCTGACGGAAGAGAAGCATTAGGAGCAGGACATTCTTCTGCTCTTGCTTCATATTTTTGTGGAGGCACCCCTTCTACCCCCACTAATCCCCAAGCTATTATAGACAAAATACCTTTTGCAGCTGGAGGCACTTCTACTGATGTTGGAGATATGATAGAGTGGATCTCTCAGCACGCGGCATCTAATAGTCCAGGGACTGGTTATATTATGGGCTTTGCAGGCCAGGGTGGAGATCCTGAGACTAGTATTAATAGAGTTCAAACATTCTCTTTTGCATCAGACGGTGACGCGGAAGATACTCAAGACTTATTTGCTGGTGTGATATACACAGCAGGCTCTTCATCTACTACTTCGGGCTATGTTAGTGGAGGTAAGACTTCATATACTTCTCCAACTCCGCGTGTTTTAACTAATATGATTCAAAAGTTTCCTTTTGCAAATACTACAACGGGAACAGATGTAGGAGATCTTGCTACAGCAGTAACTCACAATCACGGTAATCAAAGTTAGGAGTTTATTATGCCAAATCAAATAAAAATTCGTAGAGATACTGCAAGCAACTTTCGAACAGAAGATCCTACTTTAGCGGCTGGAGAATTTGCTTTAGAGACTGATACTTCAAAAATAAAAGTCGGAGATGGATCTACAGCGTACAACAGCCTTCAATATATAGATGGAGATGCAGCAATATCTTTTCTTATTGTGCAAGGGTCTAACTATGGGTATGCTGTCGGCGGAAACACAGGTAATGGGATTGGTTCAACAGCAAGTCTCACCGATATTCAGAGATGGTCAGTAACATCTGATGGTAATGCTTCAGATATAGGCGATATAACCGCTGGAAGAGTAGCAGGAGCATCTGCTACATCGACTACTCATGGCTATGTAGCAGGAGGGCTCATTGCTCCCCCAAATGTCCGTAATAACACTATCTATAAGTTTGCTTTCACTTCTCCTTATACAGCTACTGATGTTGGGGATCTCACGAATGGGTATTTTAGAGGCATGGGCTCAAGCTCTCCTACCGATGGGTATCATACTGGAGGCAGGAGTCCTGCACTTTCTCCTCAGTACGCAACAATACATGAAAAATATCCTTTCGCATCTGATACAAACGCTACTGATAATGGAGATCTAACTGTGGGAAGATATAATACGGGAGCCGGAAACTCGTCGGGTAGTGCCTCCTACTTTGCTGGGGGCTATAGTGATACACAGAGCTTGACTAATATTATAGATAAAATACCTTTTGCAGCCGGGGGTGCCGCTACGGATGTCGGCGATCTACCTCTGTCCCTCTATAACAGTTCATCGTGTAGCAGTATAGATAATGGCTATGTAACAGCTGTACAGAGCGACTACTTCTCAATTTTAAAATTTCCTTATGCGTCAGACACTGATGCTACAGATAGCCAAGACTTATATGACGGTGCTATGGTGGCAGCAGGCTCGTCTTCTACTACTTCAGGATATATTTCTGGAGGTAGACCCGCTGCTAGTCCTACTGGACCCGTAGGTAATGCAGGCAATACAATTCAAAAGTTTCCTTTTGCTAATACTACAACGGGAACAGATGTAGGAGACCTTGTTACATCAGTAACTCATCAGATAGGAAACCAAAGTTAATACTTATGAAAAAAATACATTTTCTAGGAGGATTACCTAGATCTGGATCTACAGTCCTATTAAATATATTGCAACAAAATAGTAGTGTTTTTACTACTTCTTCTGATCCATTACCTGCAGGAGTTCATAAACATATTTTACAAAATTTTCGCGTCACAGAAAGATTTTTGTCAATGAGTGTAGAAGACGCAGATTGTGCTCTATATGGTATGACGATGGGAGCGATCGATGGGTGGTATAACGGCTTAACTAAAAAGCCTATTGTTATCTCAAAAGCTCGTGAATGGAATAGAATACATCATTTACTTCCAGACTCAAAAAAAATAATCTTAGTTAGAGATCTTCGTGATGTGGTAGAAAGTTTTGATAAAATTAACTTTAAACTAAAAGCTCTTCACTCATTTGAAAAAGAGGGCACTGCATTATACGCTGCAATGACAGAAATGCAAAAATTTAATTATTATTTTAATACTCCTACTGCTCTTTCTGCTACTCTTAAAGAAGAGCTTCCTGCGGCTATGGAATTTTGGGAGCATGAAGGGAGGAAAGATAGTATTAAGTTTGTTCGCTTTGAAGATTTTGTTCGAGATCCTATACAAACTCTATCAGATATAGCAAACTTTTTAGATATACCTGACTATGCCTATGATATCAATAATATATCTCAATCGAGTATGTATGAGCATGATAATAGCTACTACTCTGAGAGAACCGACCATAAAACTAAACCTGTTTTTATAAAAAATCATAAGACTACAAGAAGACTGAGTAACAGGATACACTCTCGCATACTAGACGAGTATAGATGGTTTTATGAGGCTTTTTATCCAGAGGAACTATAGAAATAAAAAAGGCCCTTTCGGGCCCTTTTTACTTGAATATATCTTGCCAATTCCCTGTAGTACTCGCTCGAGAGTACTCAGTAGCTCGATTCTCAAAAAAGTTAGCGTGCTCAACGCCATTCAACATATAGTCTAACCAAGGTAGAGGATTTTCTTCACTTGAAAAGATTTTCTTCATTCCTAGTCCAAGTAATCTACGGTCTGCAATATAACGAATATATGCTTTTACTTCCTCTGCTGTCAGTTCCGGTACATCAGCACCCTCAAAGCAAAGATCAATAAATGCGTCTTCTAACTCTACAGTTCGCTCTGCAGCACAGTAAATTTCATACTTTAAATCGTCATTCCATAGGTCTGGATTTTCTTTGATAAACGTTCGGAATAGTTGTGACATTCCTTCAACATGAAGGGTCTCATCGCGAACTGACCATGTCACAATCTGTCCCATACCTTTCATCAAGTTATGTCGAGGAAAGTTTAGTAGAATAGCAAAGCTACTAAATAACTGTACTCCTTCTGTAAATCCAGAATAGATAGCCATGGTTTTTGCAATATCCATCGGTGTATCCATTCCAAAGTTACTTAAGTGCTCGTGCTTGTCGAGCATTGCCTTATGTTCAAAGAACTTTTGATACTCATTATCCCCAAATCCTAGAGTTTCGAGAAGTAGCGAGTATGCCTCTTGATGCACTGCTTCCATTGCGGCGAAGGCCGACAACATCATTCGAACCTCTGGCTGCTTAAATGTAGGCAAATAGTGTTTTGCGTATCCACAGCACACATCTACATCTGCTTGAGTAAAGAAACGGAAGATGCTTGAAAGCAGCCTTCTATTTCCTTCACTCATTTTCTCTCTATAGTCCTTTAGATCATCAGCTAGATTAACTTCATCAGGAAGCCAATGCATATGCTGTTGAGACTTGTAATGCTCAAAAGCCCAAGGATAATTAAAGGGTTTATAATATTCTCTTTCTGTTAATAAATTCATATGCTCACCAATTATGTACCACGTTTGCCATAATAAAAAAACAGGTCATAAAGTTGACAATTACTATAGCCGTTCTAAGAATTGCTACTATATTATCATACTCTGCTGTTTTTTCATCAGAGAAACTGCCTATTGTATACTTCCAAATAGTCCAAATCTTAGCCTTCACAGGCAAAACAACCATCATCATCCATACTTTCAAATATCTGCCTTCGTAAAGCTTCATCCGAAACGGTTTCTGCTCTTTTATACGCTTCGCTGCGTAGATAATAAAGGGTTTTTACTCCTTTCTTCCAAGCCATCATATGTGTTGCATGAAGCTCTTGTTTAGAGACATTTGCAGGAAAGAATACGTTTAGTGATTGACTTTGACAAATATACTGCTGTCTATCTCCCGCCATCTCTATTACCCAGCGCTGATCTAGTTCAACTGCCGTTTTAAAAACGTCCTTGTTCCAATCATCTAGAAAATCTAAATGCTGTACTGAGCCACCATTAGTTACGATACTCTTCCAGACTTCATCTGTATCCTGCCCTAAATCTTGTAAAATATTTTCAAGATATTCATTTTTAAGTAAGCTAGAGCCACTTTTAGTTTTTTGAGTAAAAGCATTAGCCCTGTAAGGCTCAATTGAAGGAGAAGTATTACCACAGATAATACTGCTACTGGCGTTAGGAGCAATAGCAAGAAGGTGAGCGTTACGGACACCATAACCTTCTCCATCAGGGCATTCGCCTCTTTCTTCAGCAAGCTGTCTTGTTGCACGTACTGCCTCCGATTTAATATGCTGAAACATTTGCATGTTTCTGCTCTTTGCCATAGCACTTTCAAATGGAATGCTGTGGCGTTGAAGATGGGCATGAAAACCCATTGCACCTAAACCTAAACTACGCTCTCTCATCGCACTAAACTTAGCACGAGACAGTTGATCCGGAGCATGTTGAACAAAATATTCGATAACATTATCCAACATACGAATAAGATCAGGAATAAATTTAGGGTCACTTTTCCACTCATCATATTCTTCTAGATTAACACTGGATAAACAACATACTGCGGTTCGGTCCTTGTCTGTAGGAAGTGTAATCTCTGAGCACAGATTTGAGTGATGAACACTTAGTCCTAAATTTTGCTGAAACTTTGGAATACCTTTATCTACAGTATCCTTGAACATAATATAAGGCTCGCCTGTTTCTACTCGATTTTGAATAAGTTTTACCCAAAGTGTTTTTGCAGAAACAGTCTTTACTACCTTCTGCGAATGTGGGTCTACTAGATCCCAAGAATCGTCAAAACCTTCGTGTCTTGTAGCATTCTCGATCAATTCCATAAATTTGTCAGATATAAGGATGCCATGATGAAGATTAACAGACTTTCTGTTAATATCACCGCCTGTAGGTTTACGAATATCCAGAAACTCTTCAATTTCTGGATGAGAGATGTCAAGATATGCTGCATAGCTTCCTCTTCGTGTTACACCCTGGGAGAATGCCAACATTTCAGCATCCACCACTTTTAGAAAGGGAATTACTCCCGTACTTTCGGAGCCATTGCTCGTTTTTGAGCCTACACTCCTGACTTCGTTCCAGCATCCTCCTACTCCGCCTCCTACAGAAGATAGATAGGCATTTTCAGTATAATGATTTGTAATACCTTCTCTACTATCGTCAACATAGTTTAGAAAGCAACTGATAGGCATTCCTCTTTTGGTACCTCCATTCGATAGAATAGGTGTAGAAAACATAAACCACAATTTACTGGCATAGTCATATAATCTTTGTGCGTGTGCGTCATTATCCGCAAATGCTTTAGCCGCACGAACAAATGCATCTTGAGGGGAAGATTCCCCGTCTATTAAGTATCTATCTTCTAAAGTTTTTATACTAAACTCAGAAAGGTACTTGTCCCTAGTATATAAAATTTCCACTCATTACCCTCTTAAAATATTAGCGCATTTATTATTAATGTCTTGAATATTTTCCTGTCCTATTGCTTCTCTTGCATAGGTTTTTAAGTCCATCAACTCAAAGTTTCGTAGCAAAGTCTCTTTATTGTCATTCAATGTTTGTATGAATTTATACTTACTATCTATAGGGCACGAATCGTAAATATCAAATACATTTCCATATTCTTTAACTAGTGAAGTTGCTCTTTTCTCTCCAATACCTGGGATTCCTGGTATATTATCTCCTTTATCCCCCATTAAGCATTTTATAGTAATATAGTCATCTATCGAGAAATCTCTAGTATCATTCCAAGTATCAAATGTAGACTCTTTTCTATTTATATAAGAAAACCTAGATACTTTAGGAGATACCAAGAGGTCCCAATCCCTATCAGAACTAATCAACCACATATGTTCAACGTCTGCTTCGCTTGCAAGATATCCTGCGATATCATCTGCTTCTACTCCCGTATATTGTAGGACAATTTCTTTTTCTGAAAAATAGTCCATAACATTTTTCATTTCTTCAAAGAACACTTGAAAAGCCTCTTTTTCTTGCTCACTTTGCTTTTCGTATTTTTCTTTTCTATTTAGCTTGTATTCTGGGTAAATTTCTTTTCTGTAAGAACTGCTGCCTTTATCCCCCGCTATGATAATTGTACCACAGCTGTATGAGTCTGCTAGGGAGTTTACGGTTCTTACATATTCATCCGTAAAATTTATTTTTCCTTGATGTTTCCATCTAAACCCCAGATTCAACGAGTCTATAACTATCACACGTTTTTCGCTAGGTTTCTTTAAATTGTTAAACTGTATTGCCATTATTTATAAATCTCGGGGTTTCATAGGTTAGCCACTCATCTGCTATCATTACATAGCAACCTAGGTGTGATATATAAAAATATTTATCAACCTTTGTTGGCCTATCTGTGGTAGCTACAAATATCTTTGACCTGTTATACTTAAAGAACAACAGAGGTTTCTTAGAGGTTAAATCTCCTTGAGATACCGCCTGATTCCACCACCCAATGAATTCGTTTGACTTATTAGTGAGTATTTTATCGTCAAAATGAGAGTTTTTGTAAAATTTAACCTCTATACAATAATTCATAGAAGTATCTGGTATGAATAAATCTCCTTTCATAAAAGGAAGAGCTCCTGACATAGGAACTCTTTCAAAAGGAAGTTTAGTGTGCTTTCTTAAAAGCTCTCTTACCTGACGCTCTCCTTCCGCCCCTTTAGCTCTAGAATCCACCATTATTATATTCCTTGTAGTAAGAAATATACTCTGGCCATCTAAAATATGCTCTTCTGAAAGGGCACCAGTAGTTACCGGAATAAACGCTATGTGTCATCTAAATTTCTCAGAACAGAGAGTTTTTCTTCAAACTCAGCAATTTTTGCTATCTCACTCTCTACTGCACCCATAATATCTGAGTGCTCACCAATACCTGCAGAATTTTGTAAATAAACCTCTAGGTTTACTCTGTGAAAATCTATTTTTCCAAGAAAATAACTTTCTGCTGCGGATAAAATCTTTTCTCTCATCATTTTTCTAACCTACTTATATTTTTGTGTTTAATCACTTCAATCTTATCTAATAGAGGATGAGTCCATCCATGGGATACCATATAGGTATTCAACTCCTCTTCTGATAATAAAACTTCTACTAGCTTTTCTCTACCTAATTCATCTATAACGTTTATAACTTCGTCTAGAAATAAAACGTTTAGTCTACTCTTAGAAATACTACTCATTAGTTTTCTTATAGACAATAAAGTAGCTGTATTTACTCTAGCTAATTCTCCACTACTAAGAGCTAGAATATCTACTGCGTTACCATTATCTGATAACGAGACATTTAACTTATCTTTTTCTACAACAAATGAAAGACCAAATCTACCGTCACTTAGCTCCGATAGGTATGTATTTGTCAAATCTTCCAGTTCTTTAACAAGATTTTCTAACTTATAAGCTAGCAACCCATTAGTAGAAAAAGCCCTTTTTAGTATATCTAAGTTAGAGAGCTTTTTCTCTTCTATAAACAAAGAATCTGACGCAGTACTTAAATCTGCTTTTAGCTTCTCAGACTGCTCTAGAAAGATACTAATTTTTGTATTGTGTACTCTTCTTTTTTCATTCTCTGAATGTATTTTATCTATTTCAGCTTTTAGAGTATCAATTTTTTTAGTAGTTTCTTCTATATCTCGTGAGATTTTGTCAGCATCTAATAGTTCAGTTGAAATATTAGGATTATACTTACTAAGTAAGTCTTCAAATTCTTTTTGCTTTGCCTTCTTTTCTGTTATCCTAGAATTAAGTTCTTTTATACTATAAATTCTAAGTTCTAGACTTCTTATGGCCTCCTCTGCTTCTTGGCTTCGTTTTTGGCTTTGGCTTTTTAGGTTTGTAATAAGAGCTTGATTCACTTCCTGTTGGCATGTTGGACACTCCTTATCTAGACTACTCAAATGAGCAATCTCTTTATCAGCCTCTCGCATTTCTCTATAATTGGCTCCTACTTCTGACATTAAGTTGTCATATGACTGTAAACCTTTTTCTTCTTCTCCTACTAAACTAAAGTCAGACATGGAGATCTTAGACAATAGGTTTTTGTATGTATTATTTTCTCGAATTTTTTTGTTATTTTGCGAAATATCTTCCAAGTTTTTTCGTAGATGACGCAATTGTTCTTCATCTGTTTCCGATATTTTTGGTAGATTTAACAAAGGTTGGGCGATAGTACTATCGAGATTATTTCTATCTAACCAACTTTGTATTCTGTCAACGTCTGCTTTCAGACGAATTACATTATTCGATATATCCTTAGAAGCACTCTTGAATATCTCGTAGTATTTCTCGTACTCATCAATACCGAATAAGTCCGTTAAAAACTTCTTTCTATTAGCATCAGTAGCCGTTAAGAATTGTAAGCTAGCGCCAGTATTTTGGTACACTAACTGCGAAAATGTCTTAAAGTCTAGCTTTAAGACGCTTTCTAGTGTTTTGTATGTATTTGTAGCAGTATGACTAGAAATATCTTGATTATTTCTTAGTAATTTTACTTTTATGCTTCCTCTGCTACGCCTAACGTCAATACTATAATTATCCGTATCGACAGAAAACTCAAGTGATATATTATAGCCTTTATTATATTCTCTGTTCTGAATATCTGCTTTTTTGATATTTTTTGAGTTTTTATTGAACAGTACTTCTTCTAGGATCAGGGGTATAGACGACTTACCAGCACCGTTCTTACCGATTAACTGTGTTAAGTTATTTTCACTAAGATCTATACTATTTCCTGAACCATAACTAAAACAATTATCCCATTGCAATGTTTTTAGAGTAATCATGAAATGTGCCTAATATATCCTTTACGTTGTCAGATTCTAGCTCTAAAATATAAGTTAGATATTCGACTAACTCGTCTTCCATACTCATTTCTTTATCAAGTATAAGAGCTGCTTCTGTTTTTCTTTTTATTAACTTTTTATCTAAAAGTTCTGAGTTTGCAACCATCGACAAGTCGGCTATATCACCCTCTAGTTCATATATGGTATGATGATAGCTTGTCTGTACCATATCTTCCTCCGAAGATACTAGCTTTCTGATTAATTGAGGCAGTTCAAACTTTTCCCAATTCCAACTGTTATTTTCTGTGTCTATTATAATATATCCAGTATCTACTTCTGTTCTATGGAAAGAGGTAGTCATAGGACTACCTGGATATACTAAATTTAGTTGGGTATTCTTATGACTATGTAAGTCGCCTGCGAACACCACGGGAAAAGGCTCAAACCTCTTTAAATCTATCTCTGGAGTAACATGGGGAGGGATAGCTCCACGCACATGGGTAAACAACGGTCTTCTTGAGTCAAAGTCTGTAATATGCCAGTTACCGTGTACCTCAGAGTACGGGAGTATCCCAAAGTGATCTTCATTGTGAATAGAATCAATTATTTCTACGTGATTATTCACCTCCTTACTCGCTTTTTTCAGTTGTGTTAGAAAAGTTTGATGTTTTTTCGTGGCTTCGTGATTACCGTCGTATATAACTGTACGAACTTCCGTGCCAGAGATAAATTCAAAAAACAACTCTAATTCACCCATGGAGGGAACCCTATCAAAAAGGTCCCCTCCAATTATATGAAGATCTACATCTTTTTCTATTTCATGTACGTCAGAAAAGAACTTGAGGTATCGCTCACGAGCCCACTGCTCAGGAACATTTTTTTGTCCTAATTTTATGTGCCAGTCTGCTGTGAACAATATTTTCATTAGTAAGGAAGATCCTCAGTTTCTAATTCATTTGATACTTCGTCAGGTACACCTGCCATACCTGCTACGCCCTCTAGGAATGTTTTCTGTTGCTCCGTAGTAGGTCGAGGTAAAATTTCATCCATAGATTTCAATTCAGAGACTAGAGCTTGCTCGCTGTCTGTTAGAGGACGAGGCTTACATTTCAATGCTTGTAGCTGATAGTCAACGTTGTATACATTAGGACCTGTTTTCACTCGTCGAAAGTGTACATCCCAGCCTGTTTCTGGATCTGTGGGGTCTCCCAAGTCATCCGCGGCTAGCTTAATTTGTTCCATCAAGGTTTTTTTAAGATTGAGAATCTTGATTTCACCTTCGTGAATACACTGAATGGCATATGCCCATCCACAGCGTTTTTCAGGGTGATACTTCTTAACCCAATCTGTTTCTACATTATCAAAGGTTTCCGTTTCTCGATTAAAAGCCAGACACTCCATAGGAATTTGCTTTTTATTTTCGCCTTCTACCCAGTATACATATCGAGGTAGAATATCTCCCACTAAGCGTAGTTTGTTATCGCCGTCTGCATAAGCGTATTGCTTTAAGCTATTTTTTTGTGCAGAACCCTTTGATTCAGTAAATTTTAATCCCATCTGTTGTTTTCTCCTATGCGTCTTCAAACATAAAAAATATCTTGCTATCTTGTACTGTCAGAAGTCTGTTATTGTTTGTGTGCTTGTGAATATATGCCGCTAAGCTAGTCTCGCCGGACACTCTATAATTACTGTAGTTCCTCATACTAGCTAGTCTTATATACTCAATCCACTCGTTTGTGGTATACTGTTTGAAGTAATAAAATATCATCTCTGGATTAATCAAAAATGAAGACCCAGAGAAATCTTTACCATAAAAAGAATATACTATATCCTTCTTGTTTTTAGGTATTGTTTTAAAAGTAATATGGTGTATTATATTAAAGGTCTTCTTAGCCTTACCACCAGATTCCTTAAGTATCTTATTCCAATCAAATAGTAGCATATATTATACCAAACCAAATATAAATTGTCAAGAACTATTTTTACCCATGTTGAGTATTTTATAGCCTTGTTTTAAGTAATAACCCTTACGGTTATTAGCCTGCTTACGAGCCGTATTACCTGTTAAGTTTATATCAATTATTACTGGGTCTTTCTTGTCTTCTCGTACCCGTATAACCCTACCTATAAGCTGTGTAAGTAGAGGCTCGTTATTAACCGGAGTACCTAATATTAGACAACTAAGTTCGTCTATAGATACCCCCTCTGAAAAAATAGATTGCGTACCAAAAAGGATTTTTTTATCCTTTTTAATCTCATCCATTAGAGTTAGCCTGTCTTCTTGAGGAGTTTGTCCTGTTATCACAACTCCTATATCTCCAACTAGATCACAGCATTTTTTAAGTAACTCTACTCTATCTGCAACTACTAATACTTTATGGCCTTTTGTAGCATAAACGCTAGCTAGCAGTGCTAGAAAGTGTTGATATTCCTCATTATATGCCAGATTATTGACTTTCTTAGCCCAAGGAATGCCCATTCCATCCATAAACCTAATCTCACTATCAAATATATGAATACTGGGTGGCATATAGTTTTCTTTAGGAGGCATATATACAGTAGGACTAAAAAAGTCTCTAAATAATACATGTTTTCCATCTTTTCGTTCTATAGTACCAGACAGTCCTATCTTATATCTAGCTTTTGATTTATCAATTATATTTTTAAAAGTCGGGCTAGACACATGATGCATCTCATCTAGTATAATTGTACCAAATTCATCAATTATGTTGGGTACTCTCTTTGTTAGAGTTTGTACATTACCTATGACGATTGGACCAGTTGTATCAAACTTGCCACTACCAATTATGCCTGGATTGATTCCAAAAACTTTTTGAACTTCTTTTTCCCACTGATTTCTTAGGGCTACTGTATGAACTATTACTAGAGTTTTTTGCTTTAATTTGGAAGCTATGGCAAGACCTGTAAAAGTTTTACCCCAACTAACCCAAGCATTTATTATGCAGTTATCTTCTACAGCATCATATACTTCTTGCTGGCTATCTCTCAGGGAAAATTTAAACTCTGGAAAGTCTACTGATCTTTCTACCCTCTTATCTACTATTTCATACCCTTCTGGAATAAGATCTATCCTACCACATGGTATACTAATTAGTAGTCTCTTAACCCTGCCCATATTTTTAATTATAGTGGGAGGATCCATGGGGTTATATGTAGGAATACGATAAGTAAGCTCTTCGTCAATAGCAGAGACTTGCTCATCATTTTCAAGGGATAAATATATTCTATCGGATATAACTGCTTTCATATTTTTCTTTTAGTATCTTTCTTTTTTTCTTCGCAAAATTCGTACAGAATCCAAGGATAACTGCCGTTATATAGAATACCTGCCCACTTCATGTAGGATAGAGGAGGCCTTAGTACAGTAAAAGGGGAGTTTATTCCCTTTACCCATATTAGGCAGGCAATATCTCTATCTTCTATCTTAACTATTCTATGATATTTTAAGTCAACTATTAAGGTCTTATTGTAGAAAAATATATCTCCTGCAGAGTCTATAAATCTTCTGTAACTAGACTTTAACATAGAAGGTATATCGTGGATTGCTTTAGCAAGAGGAAATTTATTAGGATAAGAAGACCGTAGCCTTCTTATCCCAAGTCTCTCATCCGAAACATTCTTATCATCTAAGCACTGGCCATCCAAAAATACTACCCCATCCTTTTCTTCTATAAAAGCATCTTTTGGTAGCACAAATAAAGGAAACTGTGCATTAAATATTTTGGTATTCTTTCTCAAACTTACCAAAACTGTAATCATCCCCAATATCAAAGTCGCACCCTACCGGCGCATTTTCAATGTAGCAGCCCGCTCGAGGCTTCTGTACATACTGCATCAATCTTTCACAGTACAACTCTACCTCATCTTCAGGTACTTCCGCTAAGATTGAGTCATGAACCAATGCAAATATCCTACTCTTTAAGTTATTAGATTTAATAAACTTGTGCATATCTATAGCCCCTAGCAAGTTAATATCACTTGCGGCAGATTGCACTAAAAAGTTAATGCCAGATCTAACTTCATGACTAGCTACTCCTTTATCTGTAGAGAATACATTGGGCAGTCGCCTCTTTCTTCCAAATACGGAATAAATATAACCTTTTTGTGCTATTTCCGCCTGTTTGGTAGCTAGCCAATCTCGTAGCTTACTAAACTGATTGAAGTAGTCATCAATTACTTCCTGAGCTTCTTGCTTAGAAAAATACTTTCCTGAGTCTTTGGTAACTTGAGCACTAATCTTAGATGCCCCTGCTCCATACATAATCCCAAAAGTAACAGCCTTAGCCGCCTGTCGTTGTGTAGAGTATAGCGAAGCAACCTCATCAACCTCGCAAGGTAGTCTAAATACTACTTTTGCAATAGTAGAGTGAAAGTTTCCTCCTGATCTAAATACATCCTGCAGCTTCTTATCCTTTGCTAAAACTGCTGCGACATATACTTCAGCCGTGGTTAAGTCCATCGCTACAATTTTATGTCCTGCAGCAGCTTTTATACAACCTTTCACTGCAGGATTATCTCTTGGCAACTGCTGCATATTCAGCTTACCTGAGCTTGTAAGTCTGCCACTAGTTGTTCCATGCAAGCTAAAGTTGGTTCTAAGACGACTATCTCTATCTAGCTGCGGTATAATTTTATCTAAGTAAGTATTTTTTATCTTGCCTTTCTGTCTTATGCTGAGAATGTGAGCGGGAATCTCATGCTGTTCTGCAAGAGCACCCAAGACTTCTGCATCAGTAGAGTGCGCGCCTGTTCCAGTTTTTTTACCAGTGGGTTTAAGGCCGATATGATCAAATAACAGTTTTCTTAGTTGAAGCGTGCTATTAGGATTAAACTCTTTTTCTTGAAAAGCTTCAAACTTAGACACTTCTTTGTAGGAATATAGTCTCTCCATTGCGTGTTCAATATCATTGCTCATTATTTCTTGAGCAAGCAGTAATCTTTGTCTATCGAAGGGTACCCCGTTTTCCTGTATGTCTGTTAAAAACCTCATGCCTGGGATAAGAAGCTGTCTGTAAACTCTTCGAATATTCTTATCTTCATTCAACTCTTTCATTAGTATATCATACAGTAAGAATGTCACTGCAGCATCAATTGCTGCATATACCTGTATGATATCAAACGGAATCATACTAAAATTGAAGTCTCCTCGCAAAATCCCATTCTTCCTGCAATGATCTTCAATAAAATCATACATCGGCTTTTCATAGTCTCCATACTTAGTATGTTTTATAGCCAGCTGCTTCAACCCATGGTTGCCAGGAATCTCATTCAACATGTAGTGTATTAACATTGTATCTTCAATATCAGGAAAATCAAAACCAAAGTGATACTCTAACATTGCTAGGTCAAATTTAGCATTATGCATAACTACCTTCTTCTTGTTGAATAGTTCTTGCATTTTTTCTGCCACTACATCATCTATGTAGTCTGTATCTATATATACAGCAGTATCGGGCTCGCAACACATACTAATCCCAAGAATATGACCGTTTCTTGGGTACAGAGCAGTTGTTTCAGTATCTACTGCAACGTGAGGATAATCACTGTCCATAGCTTTGCACACCCACTCATATGCTTCTTGGGTGTCTTGAATTCCATAAAACAGACTTTCATTAATCTTCTCTACTGTTAAATCTCCTGAGATATACCCTTTTAATTTGCTTACGGAGTCATTCCAAACGGGGCGTGCCTCAGGCTTAAAAGCCAGCATTCCTGGACTAATGATAGGAATAAATTTATCCTGAATAAGTCTACCCGTATGTTCGGTAATTGAGCGCTCTTTAGTAAAGTACTCTAAGGTCTCTCCACCTACTAAGATAACATAGTCATACTGAGAAGTATCTATGTCTATGTCGACATCTCTCCGTAGTACTTTTTTCTTAGATCTATCTGAGCACAAACTATACCTATCAAATTCAAAATCGTTTTCAAACTGTCGTACAAAGTCTGTCTTGCTTGGAGTCTTTTCAATCAAGGCTACTCTAGCTGTCATATAAATATTCCTCTAATTTTTGTACTCTTCCTAAAGATAAGTCTCCTGGATCGGTTCCTTTACCAATAGGTATCTTCTTCACTGTTAAGCCAACCTTTTCACCTAATTCCATTACTCTTTCGGTGGCTCTTTCTCCTGCCTCGTCTCCATCAAACATAGTGTAAACGGTTGTAACTCCTACTACTTTGAGTAAAGACATCTTATAACTGTCAAAGTTATTTGTACCAAATATACAAATAACATTAGATAAACCTTTATCAATTAAATTCAAACAATCAAATATTCCTTCTACAAGAATAACACTTCCCTGAGTTACCTCAAAGTCTCCTGGAAATAACGGTAGTTTTACACCTCGCGGGTGTATTCTATACTTAGGAGTAATTGTACTATCTGTAGCTCTTCCGATGAAAGCCCTAATCTTTCCTGTTATATCGTATATGGGAAATACTATTCTGCCTGCATATTCGGGCTCTACACTAGCAAACGCTCTATACTTTTTTATTGTAGAAGCTGAAATAGTTCTATATCTTCCTATAAAAGGGGTATAGTTACTAGGCATTTGCAAACCTATATTATCTGCTCGAATACTCAAAATCTTGTCTTGTAGTCTTTTTCTTTGTAAATCTCTTTGGTTTACCGTTTCTCCAAAGAACTTAAAAAGACTGCCCTTAAAACCACAACTGAAACAGTTCATTACTCCGCTAACTTTATTAACTCGTAGCGATGGATTTCTATCCTCATGGTCAGGATTTAGACATCTAATTAAATAGTCCTGACCAGAATGTTTGTGGGGTATTTTCTTTTTTGTTAATAATTCTTGCACTTCCATGCTTATTCTCCGTCTTCCAGATCTGAGGCTAGTTTATCCCGCTGTTTAGGGCTCATAGTGGGAGTAGGCCCGATTTTTAGTGTTTGCCAGTTCATTTCACTGGTAAAATCTGTCATCGGGCCATTCCTCATTTTCTTGCACTCGAAAGTTATACAAGCATCTTCAGGCTCCCATGTCTCCAAGGAATAGGCTGAGTCTGCTGCATCTAATATGCCTTTTGCGAAGCGTGCTTCGCCAGTTGCATCAGTTTGGTACGGAGAAAGAACCAAAATGCTGTGCTCTTGAGCATATTGTTTTAGTGCCTTACTTACTTCTATCTGCTCAGTCCAATCATACTGACCATTGCGGCTAGGCATGTTGGACCTTTTTACTTGGTTTAAGTAATCAACTATAACTACAGTGATATCTTGTGTAGATACTCTATGTTCTATCTCAGACTTAATTTTAGCCAGAGTTAGTGCAGGATCGTACACGATATCCATTTGAACTTCCCTTCTTAGGGGTAGTCTTGTAACTTCCTTTTGAAACGAAGCAAAGTCTTTTGAAGACAAATACTTTTCTAGTACCTCCTCGGAGTTTTCAAACCTTCCGGCTTGAAATCTAGCAAGAATATCTAGTTCAGATTTTGTAATCATTCGAGAATTAAGTCTCTCTAAAGGAATTTCTGTTGCTATAGACACCATTCGTCTAAACACTTGTTCTTTGGTCATTTCTATACTAAAGTACAAAGAACTGTGGCCTTGCAGATATTGGTTAACAGCTATGTTACTACAGGTAAAAGACTTACCAGAGCCTCTTCTACCACCTAACAAAACTAGGTCCTGTTTAGCAAATCTTAGTGCAGTATCATATTCATCATTCAGTCCAAGACTAATGTAGTTTTTAAGTTCATCCTCAGTTTGAAAAAGTTCAATCTTTTGCATACTTACAGACTCAACATCCAGCTCTACGCTATCTCTGACTGTTAGGATTATATTTTCCATCGCCTCTAGGTTTTCTTCGGCCCTAGACATCGCTACTGACTTATCTAAGTATTCATCAATCTCTCCCAAAATTAAATCTTGGGTATACTCGTTCTTTAGATATTCCAGCAGAAGGTGGGGCTCAGAGTCTACTTCTGTAGATTCAAGAGCAGTAATTTTCTCTTTTACTTCTCTACTGGGTACACTAAGTTTGAGATCGTCAAACGAGGGAAGAGCGTTTTCTAAGTCAAAGTGCTTAGAGACAGCTCGGTAAATTGAATGAAATTCTTTAGGTAAATACTCAAGCCGTAAGCTGCCCCAGGTTTCTATATCCTGTTCTCTGATAATAGAACTGATAAGAGCGGTGGCAATATTCATATAGCTGTATACATTATTTAGGCGAAAATAAAGGTGGAGTACGAATGCACCCCACCTCTAAGAGAAAAAAGAAAACAGTGTATTAGTTTACTGCTTCTTTCTTGCTTGGGTAGTCTGCTACTTGCAGGCCGCGACGAGTAATCATAGTTTTTACACCACGAACCGTCTTACCAATCTCTTCAGCAATTTGATCTACGGTCATTTCACTTAGGTCGCCCAGGGCTTCCAGAGGGTCCGCAGTAGATCCTTTAAGGTCGCGTTGAGGTGGAATAGCTTCAATCTGCTTAGAACGCAAAAGAGACAATGCCTTTCCTCGAATAGAGTTTACAGGACGGCTTAGAGCGTCTGCAATATCTTCTACAAAAGCGCCATCTGCAACCATCTCTAAGAAGGTTGCTTCTTCTTCATCGCTGTAGGTCTTAGTACTAGCAGGCTTTTCCGTAGGACGAACATGCTCTGTAAGTTCCATACTAAGAACCTTACCTTGAATAGATTTTGCAGAGTATTTACCTGCCGCAAAAGTCTCTGCGATCTCACCATAAGTATATTCGCCTGAATTACTTACCACGAATTCTCGCAAAGTTTCTTCTTCTTCTTGATTGAAAGCTCGACTAGCGCCCGTTGCTGCAGGCTCTACGTCAAACCCCATCTTACGAAGTTTACTAGAAACGGAACGAGTGCTAGTTTCGAGGCTATCTGCTGCTTCCGCAATAGTAGCTTGAGAAACGGGCGATTCATCACCGACAAGATTAGTGAGCGTGTCAGTTCGCTCATCAGTCCACTTAGGTACTGCCATATTAAATCTCCAATAGATCTTTGATATCTGTTACGATACATATTCCCATTGATTCTGCTTTGTGTGTTTTTGCAGAAGCAATATCGCTTTCATTAACTAAAAAGTCTGTATCTTTAGTAATAGATGTTTTTACTGTATAGCCTGCTTTTTGCAATGCTCCTTTGGCAAGTTCTTTTGTCTTAAAAGAACTTAACCTTCCAGATATTACAACTATAGGGCCTCCAGTGGTTAGTTTAGTAGAGGTTTGCCACGTAAAAGGCAACTCTCTATATTTATGCTCAAAGTCGGTTTTAAACCAGCGCATAAAACTCTGTATCGTTTTAGAACCTAGACCTGCCTCAAGAAGTTTTTGCTCTGTTATGTCTTGAATACTATTAATATGAGAGCATAGCTTCTCTGATGCAGTTTTACCAAATAAAGGTATAGAAAACGAGCCTAAAAGGGTTTGAAGATCCGCTGACTTACTATTTTCAATCTGAGTAAGCAGCTTATCTGCTAGGGCTGTGCTACTAAGTTTGGTAATAACCTCTTCTCTGTTTAGTGCGTAAATATCATTGATATCTGTCAACTCTAACTTAGAAATAGTAGCAGGACCTAGTCCCTTGATTTTTAGAGAGGTAGCAAAATGTCCGACAATTTTTTGCGACTTACCCGCACAGGAATCATCCATGCAGTACAGCAAGTCATTAACCCAAACAAGTTCAGAACTACATTCTGGACAATTAGTGGGCGGTAAAATTTCTTTCAAGTTACTTCTTCCCTAAAAAGTAGACGTATATTATACAAAAATCAACAGATAATGTCAAGATCTATTTTTCTATACGTCTTGTAATTCGTGGTATTATGTCACCGGAGCGTATAACCTCTACAGTACAACCTATCTCTAAGTTTAGAGAACGTATATACTCTATATTGTGTAAAGTTGCCTTAGCAACGTTTGCACCATCAATATTTATAGGGTCTAGTATTCCTACTGGAGAAACTACACCGCTTTTTCCGGTTTGCCAAATAACATCAATTAATTTAGTTTGAACTCCCTCTTTTCTCTCTTTTAAGGCGTAAGATCCCCGAGGGTGATGGGAAGTTGTACCTTCGTTTTCATACGCAACATTATTTTCAATACGTAAGACTAGCCCATCTTGAGGGAACTCTTCATAGGTACTTTCTAATATTGTTTGGAACCCTAGCTCGTTTAGGGCTTTCATATCCTTAGAGAAGGTTTCCTCTACAAAAGGATAGCAGCCATGAACAATGAAAGATAGCTCACGGGAGATAAACTCTGGTATGCTTTTTAGATTAAGGGAACCTGCAGCATAGTTTCTAGAGTTTGGTATATATTTGGGAGACACTACCTCTCCCGTGAGCTGAATAAGATCAGTGTATTCAATCCTAATAGGAACTAATTTCTTTGCGACAAACTTATCAGTAATATCTAAACCTTCTACTCCATTACCTCGTGTTAGTACTTGCACTAATAGCCCTTCGGAATATGTAATCGCCACGGACGCACCGTCTAGTTTTGGTGTAGTTATTATACCGCCCATCCCAGAACGAAGCGGGGGGTTACCTTCTCCTTCGTAATGCTTTTGCAGACTATATAGTCTGAAGGTATGAGCTACAGTATGATCGTCTTCTAAGGCATAGCCTACGGTATCCCAACCCACATCTTTGGCTAAGGAATCAAATTCCTCATCAGACATTATAGGGGTACCTTCATAGTACAGCTTGGATGCTTTGTGTAAAAGTTTATGTATCAAAAACTAAGTTTCCTAGAATCATTAAAATACAGGAGTATTATGTCAAATTTTAGGGAAAAAGTCAAGAAGTATTTTTACCTATGATTGATATAGTTGGTCAAACGTATCTTTAAAGTACTCTAAAATATTCTCTCTACCCTCTGCTAGGGATAGTATCTCTACTAATCCTGCAAATAGTTCATAAGAGTTTGTTAGGTCTAGTGGAATAGATATGCCCTTACTAGAGGGTAGACTATCGCCTTCAAAACTCAAGTAGTACTGTCTTAAGTGTAAGTATTCTATTCCATTAAACTTATTGATAGTTAGTTTAACCTGTCTACCATCGTCATACTCATGCACGATTCTAGAGTATAGTTCTGAAGATTCTGCCTTATACATTCTTTACATCTCCGTTTCTTAGTATCGAAGATAAAGGAACTATACTTGTTATATTTTCAGGATTTAATAGGCGATAGGAATCTGTATCCCAACAAAATAGCAGGATATTATTATCTGTCTCTTTAGCTCTGTTTTTCTTTTCCTGAATGTACTTAGTGCTAAAATCTAAAGTACATACATTGTACTTTAACTTTTTAGAGTTAGTACTTCTATACGTTATTATCGCATCGCCATAGCTTTCTATAAGCTCTTTGGCTTCAAATTTTTTCATACGGATTTCCAATATAATTAAAAAATCCGCGACTGGTTAGTTACTATTTATTTGGGGGGTCTAAATCCAGAGCATGATATATTGGGGTTTTATCCGGCAATTCCGAAGATAATCTAGCATTTAGATCTTCTATACTAACGTAGGTTAGAAAGTCGTTAATTGCTGAGTCTGGACTCATGGAATAAATTTTTATTCCTAGAGGCTTACACATGAGAGAGAACTTATACAGATATTTACTAAGCTGCTCATACAGGGTTGCATTCCAACGTCTCTGCTTATCGCTTAAGCTAATATCTGAATTATAGTAATCTCCTTTATCAAGTGTAAAGTCGCATCCTGCTAAATAGATTTCTCGGTGTCCCATCCAAAGAATTATATTTAGCATAGTTGCAAAAGAGTTCTGGTGCCAAACAAACTTACCTTTTTCTGTCAATTCGGTAAATATGTCGAAAACTCCGGTGGCCTTTTTCAGGGTTGCATAGTACATATTATGGGTCTTAAATAATTTAGTTCCATTATATGTTCTATCCTGATACCCTGATCTTAATATTTTTATAAAAGGCTCAAAGAAAACATCTCTGTCATAACAGTGAGGATCATCCATTCCTGCCCAAACATTCGGATAAACTCTGGGATAAACATTATTTAATCCAAAGACTACCTTCTTAGGGCCAGGCAATAGAGTACAATCTATTTTATTAAGGGAGGGGCCCCCACAGGCGAGTATAGCTACAGAAGAACTATACAGCCTGTGCAGACCAGAATCGTGCCAGCCTCCTCTATTATAATAGAGAAGAGACACTTAGTCGTTTACTGCAGTAATTACATTTGCAAAGTATTGCGCTGCTTTACCAGTTAATTTAGTAACAATAGCCTCGTCTACTTCTTGTCCAGCATCTACCAAAGCTTTTTCTAATGCTTCGATTGCTGCGGCTTTTGATACCCTGCTTGAGGTGCCTCCGGAAGAGGAGGTTGAAGAGGATGTGCCAGGAGATTTTTTAATATAAACTCCGGCCTTAGTTAGAATCATTCGTACACCGTTAGGGCTCTCTCCCACTTCATCAGAGATTTCTTTTACAATCTCCATAGAAGTTTCGGCAGAGGGCTCTGCCATCTGGTACATTTCAATCACTTGGGCTTTCTTTTCGTCGTCCCACGCCATTTTTCTTCTCCGTTTCAGTTTTCCATTATGTCCTGGGCAGGTGCCCAGAGTCTCTAGCTGTTGTCTATAAAATCGGTCGCTCATTGGTTCTCTTAATTTTATAAGTGTATATTATACATATAATTTAGAGTGAATGTCAAGAAATATTTTTTTAAACCTTAAAAGAATTACTCGGCAGATCGGGTCTAGCCAGAGTTTCAGTATCTTCCTTGTGCGTATCAATGTACTGCTTTATTATGTCTGTTATAGCACTTTCTAATAAAATAGATATTTCGTAGGAAGTTAATTCTATCTGCAAGGTGCCAGATCCATCCTCGTTTTCTTTATAGCTTTCTACTTTCATAGACTTCTCCTAGATTTTTGAGAGTATGTATTCTGGGTTTGTGTAGAGATATGGATCTTCTTCTACATTGTCACCTTTGCCTTCTTCGATAAACCAGTCAGTAATATTTCCATTATTTGCAATAACTGCATACCTCCAAGAACGCTCACCAAAGCCAAGATTGTCTTTCTGCACGTTCATTTCCATAGCTCGCGTAAATTCACCACTTCCGTCTGGAAGCACTGTTACATGCTTCAAGCTCTGAGACTTTGCCCACTGATTCATTACGAAGGCATCATTTACAGATATACAGTAGATATCGTGAATACCTTTTTCATGAAACTCAGGTGCTAGCTCTTCAAACCTAGGCAGCTGAAAAGTGTCACACGTTGGCGTGAAAGCGCCGGGCAGGGAGAAGATCAAAACTCGTCCTCCTGAAAAGAAATCCCAGCTAGTGAAATTCTTCCACTCATATGGATTCGGTCCCGCTGCAGCAGCGTTGTAAACTCGTGTACGAAATGTTACTGCAGGCAACGTGTATGGCAAGGGCCTCCAACTATTGTTGTAGTCTTCTCTTTCTAGTTTGGAACAATGAATGTTAATTGTCATAGACTTCTCCATAAATTTTATATAACAGGTTCTCTAGGTTTTGCATAATCTGATAATACTCTTTTTCAGGTGCAAACAAAGTTCCGTCTTTGTAAATGAACTGATCCATGTCTACCCTTAGCTCGTGAAGAGCTTGAGCAAGATCAATTTTTGGTTCTATTTCTTTGCGTAAATCTTGTAGTTTTAAGTTAAGCACAGATACCTCAAGTGCAGTAAGGTCCATTCGTTCTGCATACTCGAGTATGTCTTCTACC